GTGGGCACCACGCAGGCACTGATCGAGCAGGGCGCCGCCGTGTTCTCGGCCATCCACGCCCGCCTCCATGAGTCGCAAGGCCGTGTCCTGAAGATTCTGGGACGCTTGAACCGCTGGCACTTTGACGAAATGCGCAAGGCCGACATCGTCACCGATCTGGAAATCCGACGCGAGGACTTTGCCAAGAACACGGACGTGATCCCCGTCAGTGACCCGCACATCTTCTCCGAGACCCAGCGGATGGCCCAGATGCAGGCAGTGCTGGCGCTGGCCGAGAAGCACCCTGACCAGTTCAACATCAATGCTGTGTTGGAGCGATCCCTCAAGCAAATGAAGATTCCCGACATCAACATCATCCTCAAGGACACGCCAGCCCCCGAGCAGCGCACCTCTGCGGACGAGAATGCGGCGATGCTCATGGGTCATGCTTCCTACGCCTACATGACGCAGGATCACATCGCCCACATTCAGGATCACCTGCAATTTGCCATGAACCCATTCTTGGGCCAATCGCCGTTTGCCGACCCCAATTACCTGAACCAAACAATCGAGCACCTGAAACAGCACATGACCCTGTGGTACCTCAACCGCAGCAATGCCTATGTGGCCGAAAGCCGTGGTGGCAAACCTTTGGACAACTACGATGATCCCAAACTCACGTCAAGCGTTGACAAACTATATGCGGTCGTTGGAGCGCATGTTCAGCAAGACACCAAGGAAGTCTTCGGCGCCTTTGCACCAGCCTTCCAGCAGCTTATTCAGATGGCCCAGCAGCGCCAGCAATCGCAGAAGCAGAACCTGCCACCTGACGCCCAAGTTGTTCACGATACCAGCATGGCTGAGACCCAGCGCAAGACCCAGAAGGATCAAGCTGACGTTCAACTGGCCAAGGCCAAACTTGATGCGGAAATGCAGCAGCATGCTTCTGACAACCAAACCAAGATTGCGATTGAGAACGCCAAGCTGACTCACTCTACAATCCAACAGCAAAACGAATTGGCGGCAACGCCACAACCGGCAGCAATGCCACCGGCAGAAATGCCACAACCTCAAGGAGCGCCAAATGGCATCTGATACCGAACAACGTAGCATCAATGTGCCCCAGCACAAACGCATGGCCCAAGGTGAAAAACTTGACGGCACCAGCCTCAAAGGCTCTGGCGGCAACGCACCCAAGAGCACAAGCTCTAAAGGTGGCCTGAGCGCCCTGACCAAGAAAAAATGATTAACCCTCTGATCCATGTGATCAAACTACGACAAGCCGAAATTAGCCATTCCCTCGCCTCAGGAAATGCTACTAATTGGGAGTCGTACCAGCGGATGGTAGGTGAGCACCAAGGGATGCAATACGTCCTTGATGCCATCGACCGGATGCTGGAAGAAGAAGAAGGTAGAGAATAGCCCGCGATTAAATCGCGGCACAGTAAGTCCCCCTAAAGGACTGAGGCCGCTCTGATAAAGAGCTTAGATGACGCATCTGCAAAGATGTATTTTAGGAGTTAGTATGAGTGAGAAAGAGAAAATCCCTACCATTGAGGGAGTTGCGGGAGTGCCTGATCCCGCAGAGTTAGCATGGGCGTTCCCGGATACCAATCCCGGCCAAGCCCCGTTGGGAGGTCGCGTGATTGTGCAACTGCGCCGCATTAAAAAGCGAGCAGGCCGCATCATCATCGTTGACGAGACCAAAGAAAACGAGAAGTGGAACAACATGATCGGCAAGGTCGTGGCAATTGGCCCTCTCGCATACCGCAATCGCGAAACCATGGAAACTTGGCCAGAGGGAACTTGGGCCGAAGTGGGTGATTTCGTGCGCGTCCCACGTTGGGGCGGTGATCGTTGGGAACGTCATGTGCCCGGCGAAGAAGATCAGGAAGACCCAGTCCTGTTCATGACCATCAACGACCACGAAGTGATCGCAAAAATCACGGACGACCCCCTGTCGTTCAAAACCTACGTCTAAGGAGACACCATGGCTACCGACAAAGACAAAATGCAACTGGATGTTCAGGAAGACGCCGACGGTTCTGCCGTTGTTGATCTACCGGATAACTTCGCGGTCGAGGATGACCACGAACCAAAGGAAAAAGCCGAGGGCGGCGAGGTTCAGGACGACGAACCAGACCTTCCCAACGACTCTGAAGCCGTTTTAGCGGCCAAACGTGCCCGTCGCAAGGCCAAACGTGACCTCGCCAAGCGGTCGCGTGAGGAAAAAGACGTGCAATTGAACGCCCTGAAGCGCCAAAACGACGAAATGGCTCGCCAATTGGCCCAAGCCGACGCCCGTTTGCAGCGCGTGGAGCGTGAAAGCCACAACAGCTTCGTTTCCCGCATGGATAAAGCCATCCAAGACCAACAAGTTCGGGTGGAATACGCCAAAATGAAGCTGGCCGAGGCCGCAAACTCCAACGACGGCTCCGCAATGGTGCAGGCCCAAGAGCTAATGTACGAAGCCCGCAAGGATTTGGAGCAATTAGAGGGCCAGAAGCGTCAAATTGAGCGCCAACCAGCCCCAGAAGCGCCTGTAAACGCCCCTGACCCCCGTGTGCAGCGTAATGCGGCCCAGTGGCTGGAGCGGAACAACTGGTACAAGGTGGACGGCTCGGACACAGACAGCCGAATTGCCAAGGAAATCGACGTAGAACTGTCCAAAGAGGGCTGGGCGCCCACCGATCCCGACTATTGGGACGAATTGGACAACCGCTTGCAAAAATACCTACCACATCGCTATAATGGCGCATCTGACGGTAATTCCACTGTTAGAAAACCTAGGAATGTTGTGGGAAGTTCTGGCCGCGAGTCTTCTGCCTCTTATGGTGGTTCCAACCGCCAGTTCACGCTTTCGCCCGAACGGGTTAAGGCGATGAAGGAAGTTGGCGCTTGGGATAACCCCGAGCGTAAGAAGCGCATGATCGAGAACTTTATTGCCTTTGACCGCAACAATCGTAGGAGCTAAAAATGGAATCACGTTACAAAAAATCTCTCAATGCTGGTGGCCGCAATGATCGCGCAAGCGAGGACGCTGGACGCGCCGCACCTGAGAAAAAGTTCGCTTCAACACAGGAACATCGCAAGATGTGGAGTGAGGAGTGGACGCAATCAGCCTTGCCAAAACTGCCCGAAATTGACGGGTGGCACCTTTGCTGGCTTTCAACAACCAATAGCTACGACTCCATAGATAAGAAGATTCGCCAAGGCTACGTTCCCGTTAAGTCGGAAGAGTTGCCCGGTTATGACAATTATCGAGTGAAGGCCGGTGAGCATGTTGGGTATATTTCCTGCAACGAGATGTTGCTGTTCAAACTCCCCATGGATATCTTCCAAGACATCATGCTTTACCAACACCACGAGAAGCCTCGTGAGGAAGCGGAAAAAATCCGTGTCCAGTTGGAATCGCTACAGGGACAGCGTGACAGCAGCGGCAAGTCGCTTGTAAATGTTGAGGGCGAAGGTCTTGGTAATTTTGATCAGCAACCAAGCAAACTTCCCGTATTTTCGGGATAACCCCTAAGGAGTCTTTATGAGTGCTACCTCTGCTCCGTTTGGCTTGCGTCCTGCGTTCCACCCTTCCGGTCTGGATCGCGCACAGGCGCTTGCTGGCGGCATTACATCTGGATATTCGACCCAGATTCTGAAAGGTCAACCTGTTGCATACAGCGCAGGCGCTGGCGTCATCATCCCATTGACAACTAACCCCGCTGCGGGTTCGGCTGTTGCATGGTCTGGTGCATTCGCTGGTGTCGAGTGGACTGATACAACTGGTCGCCGTCGTGTGTCGAACTACTGGCCTGCAAGCACTGCTTACATCGCCGGTTCGTGCGTTGCTTACTTCTACAACGATCAAAACATCGTTTATGAAATCCAAGCTGACGGTTCTATGGCGCAAACCACCATTGGTTACGAGTACAACTTCACTAACGTGACGTCGGGCTCTTCTACCACTGGCTTGTCGCAAGCTACCTTGGGTTCTGCAACTCAAGCAACCGCATCTTCTGGCCAAGGCCAAATGCGCGTTGTTGACATTGCTCCTTATGTAGATAACGCCTTCGGGGACGCCTACACTATTGTTCGAGTTGTGAACGCACAGTCGCAATTCTTCGGTAGCGTCGTTTCTATCTAATCAAGGAGTAACTGAAAATGGCAGCACCAATGCGCAGTACGGACTTCCGTAGTATCGTTGAGCCTATCCTCAACGAGTGCTTCGATGGAGTCTATGACCAACGTGCCGATGAATGGAGCCGTGTGTTCCGTGAAGAAGACGGCATTCCCCGTAACTACCACGAAGAGCCCGTCCTGTACGGTTTCGGCGCGGCACCTCAGTTGCCTGACGGCACCCCGGTGACGTACCAACAAGGTGGTGTTCTGTTCCTGCAACGCTATGTGTACAAGGTATATGGCCTCGCCTTTGCCCTGACCAAAGTGTTGGTAGAGGACGGTGACCACATCCGTATCGGCCAAGTGTATGCAAAGCATCTGGCACAGTCCTTGGTGGAAACCAAAGAACTGTTGTCGGCTAACGTGCTGAACACTGCTTTCAACTCTTCGTATGTTGGCGGCGACGGCGTTTCCTTGATCAACACCGCTCACCCGATTGTGAACGGCACTTTCAGCAACCAGTTGTCTACTGCTGCTGTTCTGTCGCAAACATCGCTTGAGCAGATGCTGATCCAGATTCGCCAAGCTGTTGACAACAACGGCAAGAAGATTCGTTTGGTGCCACGCCAATTGGTGGTGGCTCCGGGCAACATCTTCCAAGCCGAAGTGTTGTTGAAATCGGTTTTGCGTACCGGCTCGGCAAACAACGACATCAACCCCGTCAAGTCTATCGGCTTGCTGGACGAAGGTGCCGCTGTTCTGTCCCGTCTGACTTCGTCTACCGCATGGTGGGTTCAGACCGACGCTCCCGAGGGCATGAAGCTCTTGATGCGCCGTCGTCTGGAGAAGACCATGGAAGGCGATTTTGAGACCGACTCGATGCGCTACAAAGCAACTGAGCGTTACACAGTGGGTTGGACTGACCCCCGTGCAATGTACGGTACAGCAGGTATTTAATACCTGACGGCCTTGGAAGGGGAGCCGCAATCCCCTTCTATCATTTTTAACATCGGTCAAACTTTTCAAGGAGCAGACCATGCCTCAATTTTCAGACGATCTATTTCTAGGCCCAGTACCGGGCTACCAAGGCACAGGTATTTACCCGTCCTCGACTACTTTTACTGGTTCTATCGCAACCACCACGCTGACCGTTACAGCCATGCTGTCAGGCGACCCCATTGTTTTGGGCATGTATGTGTCTGGCGCAAACGTGGCTACCGCAAACACCTATATCACGGCCTTTGGCACTGGTACAGGCGGAACTGGTACCTACACCGTCAGCACCTCGCAAACGGCTGCTAGCGCCACGATTGTGGGCTCTGGCAACGCCTTTGCTGGTGATCCGTCGCCCATGTCTTTGGGTATTGGCCCATTGGGTCGTATCTACGTTTGGGACGTTGTGCCTTTGGCCGCTGTCACCAATAACCTAGCAGCCTCGCAAACGCCTACTGGCGCTGGCAGTTTGACCCTGACTGCTGGTACCGGCGTCAAGTCGATTGTTCGTGCTGACGGTACTACTGTTTTGCAACTGGACTGCCCTCGTGCTCTGAGCGTGACTACGGGTTCTGGTACTACTACCAGTTCCAACATCGTCATCACTGGCTATGACTATTATGGTCAGCCCATGAGTGAGCAGATTGCCTCTGGTACTGTGGCCTCCACCACGACCCCCGGCAAGAAGGCTTTTTACCAGATCAGCGGCATTACCGGCTCGGCTGCTACTACTTCCACCATCGTGGTTGGTACGACCCAGTTGCTTGGCTTGCCAGTGCGCGTGACTGATGGCGGTTATATCTGCCATGTAGGCTGGAATAACAGCTTTGCAATTGACGGCGGCACTTTTGCTGCTGCTGTTCAGACCACGCCATCGACCATCA